TCATGCCAGAAACTGACGTGATGTACGGGCAGTATAGAATTGTCATTCCCGATGCCGAAATGGATACGGTTTTGTAATGAGCTTTAAAGTTTTAAAAAGTAATGAGGAGCACGTATGGTTATTCAATGCAAAGATAAGTGAAGATGTTATTAATGCCGGACTTGCCTGCTTTGCGCCCCATTGTCCCTCCGAGGTCAAGCTAAACATCAAAGATGTGCAGCGCACTGTAATAATCCCAAGTAGAGCAATGGGCAGCGCTGTGCCGTTGAGGATGTTGAACGCTAGACTTTCGTTGCTTCCATTGATTAGCGATGAGCAAATACTCTGATTTTTTCCTGCTTAGTTCTCCTGAATATACGAGGATTGGCGAAAAGTTGCGCCTGCGCAAATATGGAAGCTGGCTGGCAGAAGAAGCATGGCTGCGTGAAGAGCAAAACAAGAAACGTGCTCAGTTCACGCTAAAAACCATTCAACTGGCTAGGCACATTGCAAAGTCAAAAGACATCTCTGAAGAGGAAGCCTTTCAGCTTTTGCAGGGAGACACGCCTGAGCGAGCAGAAGTATTGAGTGAGTTTTCGGAAGAGACTTCTCGACTTATGAGCCTTGTTCCATCAGGGCGTGAACAATTTGAAGATTTAGTTACAATGTTTTTCCGTAATCGCGGAGAAGTGTTTGACGGAAAGAAGTGGCGTTCTACTGACGAATGGGAAAAAGATGACACCAATAAGCTGCCACAGGATTTATTGCAAGAAGTAGAAAGTTTTATGGCAAAAGAAGATGCTGCACTGCAGGGGGACGATGAGGGGGAAGAAGAAGCCCCAAAATAGCATTCCTGGAGCGGTTAGAACAAAGTTGCGACCAGGCAATAAATCGCTCCACTGATTGGACTGGCATCTATTGTCGCTTTTTGTCTTTTGCCATTGTTGACCCTATTTTCCATGCGGAACGCTTTGGCAGACTTCCCGTGGTTTTCCTGCAAGCCTGTCTAGGGAATCTGTTTGAAACGCATAAGGAACAAGTGAATGCACAAAGTATTGCCACGGCAAAGCTGAGCGGATTAGTATTTTCTGCATTGTCTGGAAAAGGCAAAAAGCCAAGCCTAGAAGACTTCCTGCCTTATGAAATCAAGAAAAGCTCTAATGATTTACAGCCAGAGACAATAGAGGCAATGAAGTGGGCATTGAAGCATGAAAAGATGCCGCCTGCAATTATTGGCTTAATTGGCGCTGAACTTGGCTAAGCTAACAGTAAATAGTGTGAATCAAAGTGCCTGTCAGCGATAACGTGACAAACAGATTGGTTCGCCTTGAAGGATCTATAGGCAGAATCTTTAAGCAGGCAATGGACTGGGTTGAAGATGATTTCCGTCAAGAGATTGAAGAAACTAAATGGAATTGGCCCAGAGAAACGAAAAGGCGTAATAACACAACAGCGGGTTCTCCACGGGATATTGTTGACTTGGGAGGACTTCGAAATAGTCAACGAAGGGAAAACATGAGCGAAAATCAAACTGCTTTCGTGTGGACTGGAAGTGAAGGGAAGGCTTATGCACTGGAAGTGCATGATGGGTACACTTCTAAAGCAGGCAACCGTGTACCCCCTCGACCTTTTACTGAAGATACTATTTCTAAACTAGACGAAGTAATTGGTGGCTTAACTTCACGAGAGGTGCGAAATGGCTGAATACAGAGTTGAATTTACCGCTGATTCCAGCGCCGCTGAGCGTTCTATTAAGAACCTCAAGAAAGAAATTAAAGGAGTCACAAAAGAATTTGAAGGGGCTGAAATTGGCGCCGCAGAATTTCTTGAAGCAGCCAGTGATTTAAGCGGACTTCAAAAGGAACTAAAAGATGCTCGTAGTGCAGTTGTCAATATTGACAAAGCCTACCAAGACTTAAACAAGGCGCTTGATTCCATAGGGAGTGCCTATGACAAGGCAGGCCGCGATGCTCAAAATTATCATAATAAATTACTAGGCTTAGCTCAAGATTCTTTTCAGCAAGAAGACAAGCTGCGGAATAAAAATTTTCAAGCGGAAGTTGATGATTTTGATAGGCGACTAAGACTTGCTACGACTTCCGCTAGAAAAATGTCTGCGCAGCAGCGGGCGGTCATGGAATTTCGCGCCGGCATGGGAGCCAAAGGCGCTATTCCGGCAGTCGCCAGTCCTGTTCGCGGTGGCGCAGCGTTCCCTGGAAGTCCTGAGTATTTAGCAGCAATTGCTAAGGCTGCAAAGGATGCGCAACAGGCTTTGAGCGATGCGGCGCGAACAGCGGGAACGATTGCCCCCCCTCCCAAAGCTTTTCATCCAGCCTCGCTCGCCGCGTTTGAATCAAAACTAAAAGCTCTTCGGGCAGAGGCGCGTTTAATTGCTCCTGATAGTTCCCGCTGGAAAGAGTTAAATAAAGATATATTAAAGTCGGAAAGAAGTATTGAAAGAATTAATAAGAGGCAAAAGCTTGGCCCCACCGCAGGTCAACGTGCTGGCGCGGCTGGTGGCGCCTTCCTCTATGGCGGAGGCATGGGCGGTGGCGTTAGTAGTGCTGTTGGCGGCATTGCTGGCGGACTAGCGGGAGGCGTACCAGGCGCCTTTGCGGGGGCTGCCATTGGGCAAGTTGTAGATAATCTTGGCACGGCACTGGCTGGTATCACTAGTCAAGCCGCTGCAGTGCAGAAGATGCAGCGTGGCCTTGCCATGGCATCGGTAGATGCAAAAGACTTTGCAGAAGCGCAAGCAGCAGTCGGCGAAATGAGCCAAAAGCTTTTGATGCCTTTGGAGCAAACAACAAAATACTTTGCTCAGTTACGCGCCAACACTAAAGAATACAATTTGTCTGTTGCTGATACAAAGCAGATCTTAGAAGGCACGGCTTTGGCAATTATGGCCACTGGCGGGAGCGCCGAAGATTTAGATGGAGCAATGAGAGCCGTTGTTCAAATTATGAGCAAAGGCGGGGTACAAGCAGAAGAGCTTCGCGGGCAATTGGGAGAACGTTTTCCTGGTGCTGTTGTTAAGTTTGCTCAAGCGAACAAGTTAAGTTTTGAAGAGCTGCAAGCTGGCCTAGAGGCAGGAACTATTGGAATTAGAGAGTTTATTAACTTTGCCGAGAAAAATTACACTGACTACGCAAAGTTTAGCGAGCAGCTTGCAACTGCTCCCGAGTATGCAGGGCAAAGACTGAAGATGGCTCTTGAGCAAATTTCCATTGAGGTGGGAAGTTTATTCGGCCCTATGGGGTCAGAGATTCAAGACGGTTTTACTCAAGCACTAAAGGGGATTGCGGAATTTGTCAAAGAAAACAGAGCCATCTTGAAGCAAATGATTCAAGATTTCGGCTCAATCGTTGTTCCTATTGTAAAAGTTTTTGGGGATCTATTGAAAGTATTAGGAGTATTCGCTTTTGAAGTGGCAAAAGTATTTACATCTCTGTTTCAAACAATTAAAAGTGCTATTGGCATGGCCAGCATAGGCTCTGCCAAGGCTCGACTGGATAAGGCGAAGGCGGCTACCGCAGGTAAAACTCGGCCGAAGCCCGCTAGAGAGGATTCTGTTATTGATATTGTCATGGGTAGAACCATTCTTAGAGAAACTAAGGACTTGCTGGGAGTGGGAAATGAATTCGAAGAGCTTGATGCGGCTCAGCGACAGTTCAATAATTTAGGTGGCATGGCCGCTTACAACAAAGCCAATCAACCAGTTAGCCCCTCTAATTTAACTTTTGGCGGCGCGGGGGCAGGTATGTCCATTGATCGCACGGGGAAAGATGAAGAAGGTAAAAATAAGGATACAAATAAAAAATTGCAAGAATTTACGAATGACCGTATCAAAACATTGCAACGACGGCAAGAGGCCGAAAGCTTAGATGTTGACAATCAATTACTAGTATCAGACAGAGAAAGAGAGCTAGCGAAAGCAGCAATAGATTTTAGATATGGCAACTTAATTATTGACGAACAATTGGCTCAAGCAGAAAAAGATAGCCTTAGATATCGAGTGGAAGACAGGGAGCGGTTCCTTGCGGAAATTCAAACATTGGCAGGCATAGAAAGAGATGTGGTCAAGACTAGGCAGGATATTACGGTAGCTGGACCATTGGTCAGCGAATACCAACGGCTGATAGCTACACAGGATGATTTAAAACTTAGTTTGGAGTCGGTACTTTCGGGACAGGGTGAGCTTACGGAATCTCAAAAACTGGCTGCTCTTATATCAAAAACATTTGCAGCAGCCACGGACGAGCAAATAGCCAAACTTGACGATCTTACTAAGGCTGCGATAGCGGCAGCGGGTGGAATTGATAAGTATTTGATTGCAATCTCGTATGCGACCACTATGAAGGGATTGCAAAACCAGCTTGACCTAGCTCGAATTCTCGATCCCCGTGCAGAGCGAAGAGCTCAAATCAAACAAGAAAAGCCTGAACTTTCTGATGTACAAATAGAGAATCAAGCGGCCCTTGAAGAGCAAGTGGCAGCAGCAACCAAAGCCCGAGATCAGCTACGCAGTATTGCTTCCTCCATTGGAGATGCCTTTGGCAATGCATTTAAAGGCATTATCACTGGCAGCATGACGGCGCAAGAAGCACTAGCAGGCTTCTTCCAAAGCGTTGCAGATTCGTTCGCCGATATGGTGGCAAATATGATTGCCGAATATTTGAAGATGGCGCTCATCAAGGGAATCATGAGCCTGATTCCAGGACTGGGAAGCTTTGGAGGAGGTGCAGCAGTTGGGCAAGCGGTTTCTATGCCGACAGGCGTGGGAATAGGGGCCGGCGGAGGTATTTTGCAAAACAGCGCAGCGCAAGGCTTTGGCACTTTTGGGCCAAACTTTGGCATTCGCCAATTTGCCAACGGAGGCATCGTCACAGGCCCCACACTGGGGCTTGTAGGCGAAGGGAAATACAACGAGGCAGTGATTCCCCTTCCAGACGGCAAGAGCGTCCCTGTGCAGCTCTCAGGCGGCGTTGGTGGCAATGCAGCTCCCATCAACACTAACATTGTCGTTAATGTTAAGAATGGCCAAGCCGAAAGTCAAACAAGCGGCAGTCAAGGCAATCAACTTGCACGAGAGCTTGAAGGAGCAGTCAGGCAGGTTATCCTCAAAGAAAGCCGTCCTGGCGGTCTTATTTCTAGCTCCCGCTAATTCTTTACCATGGCCCAACCCACTTTTACCATTGATGTTGAATATGGCCTAGCAGTACGTCGTGGTACGCGCCTGCGCAGGATTAGTTTTGGCGATGGTTACGAGCAAGTGGTGCCTGATGGTCTTAACAGTGACATTAGGAAGTATGATGTGCGAACAGTGCCAATTACTGATGCACAAGCCAATGCGTTAGATGAAGATCTAGCGGACCTTCAAGGGGAT